AACTTGAAAAATATTATTCCTCCAAAGAATTAAAAGATTAGACCCTTTATGCACACATGTTTTTATATAGATACCAAGCAGCACGACCTTAATCTCTTCGATTGTGCCGTAATCCCGCGGCAAGGTCATCATGTGGCCAACGGATTTAGGAGCGACCTGGTGCGTCCCCGGCAGTACAGGGCTGTCATCGATGCCGTTTGCGATCCTCCAGTATAACTCGGCCTGGATGTCTGAATTTTTTCCAAACTTGCGCCGCATCATCTGCTTGAGCTTTCCAAGAGGCGTCTGAGCTATACTTCCGATCGTAGGCAATCCCATCACGGTGAAGTGACGAGTCATCCGGCGTCCCACCATGTACATTTCGCTCACCGGAAGCTTCCATAATGTTTCAGGCAACATCTCTTTTGTGAGAGTGTATATGCCGGATGGATTTTTCTTGGCGTAATTGTCACAAGCAGTCTTCGCAAGTATCTTGTTCTCAGCAATCCCGAAGCGAATATATACCCCTGTCGCAGCCTTGACATGTGTTTGGATCAGATGAGCCAACTCCTCAGGAGTGTCAGCATGGAGATGCATAGACCCAGTTACGTCCAAAAACTGCTCATCAATACTGAACGTTTCTACAAGGTCGGTATACTGCTTGTAAATGTCCGTGATGAGCATCGCCACATCAATATACCTCTGCATGCGTGGTCGTATCACTACAAGCTCAGGGCACTTTGCATAAGCTTCACCCAGTCTATCCTCCGTCTTAACCCCTTTGGCTTTGGCTATAGGGCATGCGGCCAAAACAACGCCTGAGCGCCTTTCTGGATCACCAGCAACCACCAAGGGACGGTTTTTATATTCCGGGTGCTCGGCTTTTTCCACACTGGCGTAAAAAGATTGGCAGTCCACCAACATAACAACCCGTTGCCGTGACTTCAATCCATACCCCTCCTTCAATAAAACAGGAACATTTGTTTGTATTATATGCGAACATTCGTTCTTTTATCAATGTAAATTTAACCCTAATTAAATGACATAACTTACCGCCTGATCAGCATAACCTTGAACGTTATAATTAGTTCGAGGTGTTTTTATGTTTATTGATCCGATGTTACTCTCAACAGCTGACAACCCATTCAGTCATTCAAACTATATATTTGAGCCTAAAATAGACGGCCACCGACTCATGTTTTCCCAGACAAATGGCCGGATCCGACTTTATACCCGTCACGAGACGGAATGTACTCAGCAATACCCCGAGTTGCTTGCGCCGTTTGACCACGATATCCTCCTAGACGGCGAAGTGGCATGTACCGGCCCGGACGGTGTAGACTTTGAGGAAGTCATGATTCGTTTCAAGGCTAAGAAGGATCACCGCATCAAGGAACTGACCGCGACGTCACCCGTAACATATGTGGTGTTCGATATCCTGCAGTATAAAGGTGAGGACCTACGGAAGCTGCCGCTGATCCAGCGAAAAGAAATTCTTGCAGGCATAAGTATGCCGAATCAGCACTTCGGTGTCATACCTTTCGTGGAAGGCGCGGGCGAGGCATTGTTTAATCAGATGGTGAACCGAAAACTTGAAGGGATGGTCGGCAAGCGGAAGAATAGTCTTTATGTAAGTCGCCGATCACCAGCCTGGCAGAAGGTTATCAATTGGTCGTATGCTGACGTATTCATCACAGGGTATCGCAAGGAGGAATTCGGATGGCTTGCCGCTGTCCCTGATGAGTCTGGTCGGCTCCGTCCCGCTGGAATTGTGGAGTATGCAACACAGGCAACCAGGAAAGAGTTTTATTCGAAGAGTCGAGCCCTTGTAACAGGCGAGGATAAAAAATTTGTGTATTTGAGTCCAGCGATCCGAGGGCGGGTCAAATTTAGAAACTGGTTCAAATCGGGAATGTTGCGGACGCCAGTATTAACGGAACTCATAGAATGAGATGAAATAAAAAAAGAACCCCGCCAGCCCAAGCCAGCGAGGTTCTTTTTACCGATGCCATCGGTTTTGTAACTTAATCATAAACCAATTGGGACAATTTGTAAATCACTTCTTGTTTTCCATTCGCATTATGACAATAGCCAATTCTTCACGTGTAATGGGTGAACCAGGGCGTGTTCCATCAAAGTATCCTAGCTTTGTCGCTGCTTCCCACGCAGATACAGCCCAAGGGCTTGCCGCATTAATATCGCGGTTTGGATTACTCATAGGTTTATCCTCCTTTTTCTTGATTCCCAGATATTTCGCGATCCCCGCAACGTGACCGGTGATTAATGCGTCGATTACTTCCTGCCGCTTAAGCTTGGACGCATCCGTTGGAACATCGATGAACAGGTTCTCCGTCAAGACTGCCGGCATTTTAGATACACGGCACATGTGCAAATTCGCTGCTTTCTGGCCGCGATCAATTACGTTGAATGGCTTCAAGGCGGCCATTATCTCGGTGTGGAGCACGTTTTGCAGAGATCGTGAAGCAGCTGACGCATTGGTATACCGGAAAGACTCGAAGCCACCAGCACCACCTCCGGCGTTACAATGGATGGAAACGAGAAGATCCGTGCCTGCCTTATTGGCCGCATCGGTCCGATCTTTGAGCTCAAGGAATACATCCGTTGACCGGGAGAGCATCACCTGTACTCCCTCGTAATCACGTTCCAGCTGCTTTTTGATTTCAAGAGAAAGAGTTAGAACAATATCCTTTTCTCGTAACTCGTTTCCGCATGCTCCCGGGTCCTTCCCGCCGTGGCCGGCATCAATCCATACCTTCCTCATGATTTGATCCCTTCTTTCGTTTGCTTGATTGTCTGGTGTCCAAATACAGCAAAGGACCCTGCAAGGATTCCCTGAATAATCGCTTCAACCGACCATCCAAGCAGACCGATTGTCAACCAGACAGCAACGATTATCACAATGTATACGATGCTCCAATCCGCAACCTTTGGTGTTTTCTTCAGAACCCAACCAATAACCCAACATGCGGCCACAACGATAAGCAGCCGTGGATCGATCAATTCAAAAATCATGCTCCATTCCATATTCATTCATCCTCTCAAATTATTTAAGACCGCCGGCGATAATAAATGCTGCTATTGCCAAAACAAAAGCCCCGGCGAACGTACGCCAGAGCCATTTTTGATTATCTTCGATTTTATCTAGCCTGTCATGGGCCGTTTCTGCTTCGTGTAATGCTTTGATTGCTGTCTCGTTAGCATTAATCGCCCTGTCCAACTTCTCATCCATGTTATCAACCTTCGTCTCCACTCTCGTGATCCGCTGAAGCATTTCTGTTTGTACACCGTCCATCTCTCTTTACCCTCCCCTACTCTCTCCCTATTCTTCTTGCTTATCAAACGCTTGCAATTTAGCCAGAGCCTCGCCGATCGCATGATCAACTGCTTCTAAGATATCGATTTGCCGGCCTGGATGGGCATCAAGCATAATATTCACAACAGCCGCGATTTCCTCGACAGGCGCAGACAGATCGATCTGCAGCTCCACCTTTGTTACCTTAGCCATATGACACCTTCTTTCAGGCAAAATAAAAGAGCCCGGGGGAACCGGACTCTAATGGTTACTCGTTATTTTATTGCTGCTAAAGCAGCTTCTGCTTCGGCTATGTCCGCATTTGTCTGAGAGATACGTGCATCATATTCCGCAAGTTGATCTTTTCGAGATTTGATTATTTGTGAATCCGCGTTCTCAGAAATTAATCGTTCAACCTCTGCAGCTATTTCAGCCCGACCAGCAATATTAGGTGCAAGAATATTTTCTCTAAGCACAGTAAGTATCTCTTCTAAATCAGATTTAGAACGATTTGAATATTTATTTGAATTATTGGCAGTTGATGAACCCTCATCCGACGTAACTACTTCTTTTTCCGTGGTTACTGTTATAGTCTTCCCACTCACCTTAATATCTGCCCCCAATGCCTCGGAAATACCGCGAACCGGTACATTAGCTCTTCCATCAATGATCGCGCCTTTGTCCGTAAGTTTTTGCCCGTTTACAGTAACAGTGTATTCACCAGTTACCTTTTTCCCAATTAAACTTTTAACTGTGTCTGCAAACGCACTTGTTGATGTTGCAACGACAAAACCAATAAGAATTCCACCAATTACATACGCTGACTTTTTCATTGCTACCTCCATAATGGATCATTTTTCCTAGATGATACCATTAAGAAGATGATGTCGTAAATGTTCGGTCTCCCCAGTTCTGGTTCGCCGCGTTTCCGTGATTATGAGATGGCAAGTAGACTGTGTGAGTATGTGATGCGGATGCTTTACTGTTAACCGCTGCCCATAGGCTGTCTAAAGTTGATTGCAATCCAATAACGTTCGCGATTGAAACCTGTAGGCCTGAAACGGATCCATTGAAGCTCACAGAACTATTAAAACGTGCTGGCCCTGCAAATGTAGGAGCACCTTGAAAACTTATAGGATTCCCCGTATTATTCGATCCAATAATGAGGTTATCACTATACAACGTCAATCCGTTATTCTGGTATGCATTAATCTCGCCAGCATACCCTCCCCCGGTGCCGTTAAATACAATGGCAGCTACTCCGCTGTCGGAATCCGTGTTAATCCGGATGCGATTGCGTCCGCTGCTGTCATACGTCCGCAAACCACTGTAATCTTGCTCGATCCGCCGCCCACTGGCTGCCGTCCGGATTAGTGCGCCTGTGATGATCCCGCCATCAAAGGTGGAGGCCCTTATACTTCCTATGAACTCCCCGCTCTGAGCAACCATATGCCCGCCTGAGCTAACCGTGAACATTCCATTCCCCACATTTATAGACGAACCCACGATGGCCCCATTCATGAAGTTCGACGAATAGATATTGGCTGAGTTCGCCGTCAACCGATTGGCAACAACATTTCCCTGCATGTCCACCCGAAACGGCGCGCTGCCGAAATTGGCATGCCCTGCGGCAATGCCATTGGTGTTAATCTGAGTTATGTTGTTGCCACTGCCGATCAGCATGGATACAAAACTCCCGAGCTGGCCGATAATCGTTTCGGCTACAACTCCCCTCGCCGTGATTGCTGATCTAATGGTTTGCCATCCATCAGTCGAAATTCCTACGCCCTTAGATGTAAGGCGAACCTGTTCCAACGGGTTTGTCTTCTCCTGCGCCAAGATTCCGCCCTCCGGCGGGTAAATCAACTCCGTCTTACTGTTGTTAATGTCAACGATCGCCTGCTTCGCTGCGGCTTCGAAAACCTCCGTCCGGATCCGGCCGCCGGAAAGCAGGTTGTCCATCACCTTCCGGGAGCGCTCAAGGTCTGCAATCAGATCGATGTCATCCTTCAAAGCGAAATTTGCCAAGGTTACGTTGGAATGTTGGTCAATGGAATACGGGTATTCTGTCAGCTCCACGATCCGGACGGCAATCCGCTGCAGGCCCAATTGTGGATCGTACACGGTCGCAGCATCGCCAAGGTCCGGCGGAGACTCTTCCCGGTCGATCTTGTGCAAATCGGCGGCCGTTACCGTCACTTCCAGCTCCGGCATTTCCTTCTTCCGCAGCTCTTCCCGGGTGGACTTCAACAGTTCCACCGGATCCTCGATATCCTGCTGGATGTTCTCTCCGTCAAAATACGGTACTGAATCACTCCCCCAATAATTCACATTAGGGGAAAGCAGGTAGTTCACCATGACCTTCCCATTCGCGATGGCGCCCGGTACCGACTGCAGGAGGCTTCGTTCTTCCGCTGTCAGGTTATCTGCAGACATCCCGACCCACGTCCGGCCATCTTTCATATGGGCATACATCCGGGTTACAAGGTTGGTGCTGTCGTCCTTAAACGAATCGGATATGATGTTCTTCTTCGTCCGGTATTCGTACCGATCATTCTGTGAACCGATCTTTTTATGGATATGAATCACAAAATTGTCCGGGCGGATCTCCGCTTTGTATGTGTTTATAACCTGGTTCAGCGCAGCGAGTGCAGTCGTCCGGCCGAAGTCCTTAATATCCCACATATCGAAGGTGTCGTGAATCTGGAACGTAAAGCGGCCGCCAGTCCATGCACTGATTTTATTCAGCAGCGTCGAGATGTGGATCCCGTAAGCCTCATCGATGTATTCATCATACGGTACCTTGTAATCGTTCAGCTTGAACATCACATGCGTGCAGGTGATTTGTGCCGTCAGCTTCTTCTTATCCCGCTGCCGTTGCCGGGTATTGATCACGTAATATTGTCCGCGCTCATCCTGGACGTGGCCCTTGATCTGGATCTTTTCCAGATAGTCCTCGCTGGTCATAGGCACTAAAAAAGACAGCTCATAATCGCTATTGAGCCGTCTTCGTCGTTCAATGTTGTATGCATCGATTAGCGTGCCGGTACGCTTCAAATTCTTGTCGAATACCTGCAATGTTGGACTAGGCAATGTATCGCCTCCCTAATACAAAAACTTATCGCGGTGAGTAATCCGGAAGAGGATCGTCCGCCCGGTGGACGGGTCCGTCCAGGTAAGATTATTTCTCCCGAGGTTCAGGTCGAAGAAATCCCCCTTGTACAAATGGGAGACGTTCTCCCCGTTCCGTGTAATCTTGAACTTCTCGCTGTCAATCACGATAATATCCCCGGGAACGAATGGCCCGGTAAATTCGATCTCGTCGACATGGTACCGGCTCGCCTTCCCCTGCAGGGATGAAATGCCGTGCATGATGGCTCGCTGCAGCCGCTCCCGGACAAAATCGATGCTCATCCCGCTGTCAGCATCCATCTGAGCAGCAAAAGAGATTTCACGAATAAAGTCGGCCGTCATCCCGCCTTCTCCATTCATGTTGGCTTGACCGGTCATCTCGACCGCCGAAGCAGCCAAAACCCCTGCGCACCCGCTGAGGACAGCCCGGCCAAACACGAACATCGTTACGGGACGATTAAACGGCTGCCTGTTGAATGGTCCTCCGAACATACGCCCCCTCCTCTCCGGTCAAGAATCAACCCTTATAGTCTTTTCCGGTGATCACCTTAAACTCTGCTGCTGAGATGACGCCGAATTGAACGTAAAGCCGAAGCTGAACATCGGACACCCATTTCTTCTCGTAGTAATAGGACAATCTTTCAAAATCACTGTTGAACATTCGATTCGCCTCCTGTTCCATTGGCTAATATTTTCAATTCCAGCGCCGCCAGCATCTGCCCGAGCACTTGATTCTGCATGTACAGATCTAAGATGGAGATGTCCTTTTTGACCAGCTCCGCACCGATGACATTATTCTGCTGCTTGAGGTCCAGCGTCGAAAGATCTTGCTTAACCTGTTCTGAACCGAGGGCGCTTAACGTCACCTGTTGTTCTTCGCTCGCCGTCTTCACCGCAGATAACTCCTCTCCGGAAGAAACGACTGCCTCCTGCAGTTGTACGTTCTGTTGCTGGATCCCCTCGACCACAGCCGCCAATAATTCCAGTTCCGTCGGCTCCTGCGGCTGCGGGCGCGTGATCTCCTCGATCTCTTCCGGCGTTAGCCCCTCGATCCATAACGTCGGCATCTCGGGAGCGACGTACGCCGGTGGCTCTCCGCGCTCGTCCTCCGGATATGTCTGCCATTCGTCATACGCCTGGCGATAATCCGATTCCGCGTCCTGTAGATCGTCCTGGTAGACTTCCCACGCCGCAATGTCGAAGCGCGGTATGAACAATCCGGGTTTAACCGGCACGCCGACGATGTACCCCGCTATTTCCGGTTCTGGCGTTTCCTCCGGCTGCTCATCTTCTGGAGCTGGTTCCTGTTCGGCTTCCTCCGGAACGACGGGCGCTTGCGGCTCAACCTCCGCATAAAAAGGGACGACACCGGAAAAGGCATCGTCCACTAGCGCATCCTCTAAATAGAGGCCGATTGTATTTACTTTAGGTACGGCTTTCATGTAATACCTCCTTTACCATTCCGCTATAAACGATACGTTAGCCATATCTACATAGGTACTTCCACCGATATATAGAAGCACACTGCCATCAGTCCCTAGAACAACTTCACCTGTTCCAGAAGTGCTGCCAGTGGAATAATATACTGGAATAGTTACTGTTCTCTTTGGGCGATATCCGGTAGGGAGTCTAAATAGTACTGCTCCATGAGCAATATTACCACCAAACACACGCCCTGTTATTTGTACTCGACCACCTATTTTTGTATATTGCAGTGTTTCTCCTGATACGCTTGACCACCCATTAAGCAATGTCGGAGTGATCCATACCACAGGTTCATCTTTTTCAACCTTCTGCTGCATCAAGACATTTACAGCAGTCGCATTCTGCTGCACGGCATCGGTCAGCTCTTGGAGCATTGTCTTTTCGTTAGCTGCGTACCATCCACTGAATGGGACGATAGGCGACTTGTCCATCATCAGGTATGTTGCGGAATAGGCTGCTGATGGATCGTAAATCATCTTAGACTGTATTTCCTGTGCAAGCGCCCCGTATGCCGATGTTACGTAATATTTCCAACCGTTATCTCGCAAACTGTTATTATATATGGCTTCCACGCTTTTCGCCTTATATTTAAAGCCTTTTGAAGAATTATTAGCTACAGGGTTACCGATGTTCCATACACCGTTGCTATCTAGGGACGGAATGACACTCTCCCGAACCACAATCCCCGTTCCAACTTCGATCTGGTTATCGCCTTCATTAAACGTCAGCATGCCTTCGGATACGATAGGCTCGACCGTTGGCGTTGCTAATTGGTAAACGAGTTGGTAGGGAGTATAGCCCATTTCATTCATTGTCGTTGGCAAAGTTGAAACGCCGCTTCCTGCAACCATTCCATTTCCGTCGTTAGGTCCAACGCCGCAATAGATTTTTCCCCAGCCCTTTGTCCCAGTTCCATTATACGGGTCATACCCAACCCCCCATTGGAACATTCGCCATCCCATAAAATATGCCTTAAACTCGTCGGCTGTTGGGGAGTGGTTGTCGCCCCATCCGCTGTCGGTGTTAGCAATAGAGACGACCAAATTGTAATTTCCATCTATCCACGTATTGTCAGGAGTGCTTGACACACCTTGATAAAAGGAAGGTGTTAATATCTTACCATCATATTTTATTCCTTGATGATTAAATCCTCCTACAATACCATTAACTGCAGCTTTATTGACTAAAACTGTTTTGAATCCTACTTTAATTTCTCCAAGTGAGAAGGCTCGCGTTCCATCTAATTTCACATTTTTCCACTGTGCCAATTTGAAATATTGTCCATCCTTCTCGAACACTTCATCAGCGTTCGCACCTGTCAGCGGATCGGCGTATAAGTCCGTTTGCAGCCCGAGCATGGAATCTTCACGCGGTTTGAACGGCTTAGACGTGGAGCCAAGAGTAAGCATTGGAGACTCAACAGAAAATGCTGCAGGATACCCGCCTGAGTAATCCGCTAGATTAAGGAATACGACCGCTATTTCAGTAACTCCCGAGGGAATAGTTATTACCTGGGCTTTATTGCCCTCGTGAATGTCTGCGATAAACGTTCCTACTGTTGGCGATGATCCATTATTAACTCCGATTCGCAGTCTGGAACCCGCACTAATAGCGCCTACTGAGACAGCATAAGACTGTCCTTCTTTTACTTTTATAAGGCTATATAATCCAGTACCACTATTAGAAATTGTTATTGTTGCTTTACCCAAACCTAAATCAGTTGATGTTACATATGAATCTTTTGATAACCATTCATAAAACGGAGGCAACAAATTCTCCCCATACCGGATCGCATACGGATTTCGGACAGGCTGAACGCTATCGACGTATGGATATTTCGAGCCGATTTGTTCCCGAGTCATCCCATCGAGCGAGGTATATTCAGCGGCTGAAATTTCATAGATACGAACAGAATCATAATAGGCGTATTGAGCGGCAGCCCCGTCGACCACAAGAACTAGATTACAGTTCGTCACATCTGCAGTAGGCGCATATGCTGCCCATGCAGTTTTAAAGCTATCAGATGAATATACATCATTCTCATATTTATTGGCTGTTAAATTCTCTATATAGAAACGTCCGCCACCTATTGCAGTGCCATTCTTTATATCCGTTATAGCGATGTAATGCTTGCCAGCCTTAACAGAGAAGACAGGGGAAATTATTCCGCCATTAAGCTGTCCATTATCGATTGTCAATTTTGCGGAACCTGATTCCAAAGTTGGTGTTACTCGAAACGGAGACCATTTGCTTAAATCATTCATATTTCCACTTCGCCCCAACAGGTTAACCAACGTCCGCCCCTTGATCCCGGATAGGGAAAAGGCTGCGCGCCGCTGTGCGTTCAGGATCTGCATTCCGGCGTTTAGTACGACGTCCTGGCGCTCAACAATATCCAAACGGTCCCGAGCAGCATCACCAAGCGCTTTTAATCCCGTCGACAACTCACCGATGTTGCTAACGGTCGCGTCATGGTCATACGCGGTAAAATAACGAGCGACCTTGGTTCCTGCCGCCCAGCTTTGGGCAGTGCCTTGAAACCCCCGCGTGACCCCCGTCAGTTCATCCCCGGTCTTTCCGGTATACAGGATCGTTTCGGCAGCTTCGTCCGTGCCGATCGTGAGCAAATTCGGACCATCCGGAAGAACCGAACCATCCGCGACCTGAATCGTATCCTGTGCCGCATCAATCGCGCCGGCCAACTCCGTCCCCGGGCTATTTACCTGTGCCGGATACATGGTTTTCATCTCAATTCCTCCTTAAGCCAGTGTGCATACAATTTGTCCGGTCAACATCTTAAAGATGTCATTGGACAGGATACTGCGCGGGGTTTCCAGCGCGCCAAAGTACAGCAGATTCCCGCCGGTGGCCGCGTCCCGGATCCCGATATGCGATACCTGGCCCCAATCGGCTGTCGCCGTCGGCATGGCAATGTCTGCGCTGTTCTTGATCGTCGGTTTGGAAACCGTCACCTGTTGGCCCGTGGTCGGGTGATAAATGGTGTAATTTTCATTGGCCGGCGCACCAAAGATCACTTCCTGGCGGACGTATCCGCCGCCGGTTACCTCCTGCCCGGTGTCGGCACCCGTAGGATTGCTGGTATACAGCGCCAAATAAACCTTGGACGGCCGGGTGTACGCCGTATTGCGGAACACCTGATTCAGCAGTGCCGCGGCTAAATAATTGGACATGTTCATCAATCATTCATCCTTCCATGAGGTATTCATTTCGAATTTTTAAGCTCTGCAGCGTGGTCGTGCCGATGTTGGTTAACACGATGATTGGCTTCGACCTGACGTCGCCCTGCGATTCAACGCTAACGACTTGGGGCGTTCGGGTGATCGTCGTTTCCAACACCCTCTCGTCCGATTCTGGGAACGGGTCATTCATCTTAAGTGGGATATCAACTTGCCGGTTCACCGATGCTGCATCGAGTGAAATGGTTCCGGAATAGCGGACCTTGTAATGTTTTGAAGGAACATCCGAAAAGACAAGATCCAATACGCCAAGCTTGGCATTGAATACCTGGGCCAGCCTCGCCACTGTCCGGTGATAATCCCCCAAAATAAAAAGCCCCAAGTTAAGCACTCGAGGCCCATACGAACTGCCGAAACTGATATCTCCGTCCCGATCAGCTAATTCAATGCTATATTCCTTGGCTTCCGGCAGAGGCGGAATTACCCGATCTACGAGGGTCACGCCAATGCTGGAAAGCCACAATCCATTAATGGACACATCCGGTGTCAATCACTTCACCCCCCTGCTCTGCAGCCTTCGGGCGACTCGATCGCGTTCATCATACAATCCCGCGATATCCGCCTGATCGTGCAGCTCAACATCATTTACCGACATATCGATATGATTCACGATATGCTGCACCGGCTGTTGTCCTTGCGTAGTTGGCACGATTCTCGGGACTTCCAACAGACGAAACAGGTTTTCAAGATGATGCTGATTAAATATCGCTTCGCCGCCATGAACAATGGCAGGCATCGGCTGCCCCAGCGGCCCCGGAACCACACCGCCCACATCAAAACTCGGCAGCTTGCCGGTGTCCTTGTCAACGCCGTACAGCCTGCGCAGCTCTTCATTCCGAGCGGTGAGTCTTGCCATTTCGGCGGTATCTCCCCGGGCCTTGGCAGCCGCCCACGCGTCCTTGTTGGCGTTGTATTCCTGCAGGTCCGTATTCACGGCGCTTGCCGGGTCGGAAACAGTAGTGATATTAGACAGTTTCGCGTTGTATTCAGATACGAATTGATCCAGATCGTTTAAGATTTGTTGATTGGCTGTATCGTTGGCGCTAACTCGGAAATCTTGAATCGCATTTTCGATAAACTGAACATCGTCTTTATGGTTTTCAAAGGCTTCTTTTAGAGCATCGTAACGGGCTTCGGTAGCCCGGATTTCCTCGTCGTATGCCCTCTCCTGTTCGTCCTTCTCATCCACCAGTTTCTGTTTCTGGTCCTCCAAATCGCGCTTTCGCAGTTCCCGACTGCGCTCGAGCTGCATCCGTTCAATTTCCTCCGTTATGTCGGCCAATGCCTTCCGGCCTTCCGGGGATACCGCGGTGCTTAATTCTTGCTGGCGTGCCAGTTTCTTCGCCAGTTCCGTTTCATAATCTTCGTCAATGTTCAATTCCTGCTCTTTTGCGATGAGATCGTCAATGGCTTTGATCTTCTCATTCTGCGCATCGACGTATGCCTTCTTACGAGCTTCGATTCCTTCCAGTTCTGCTTTGAGGGAATTATCCAGCTTCTTTTTCTGGTCCTCGTAAAAATCATCCGTCTCTTTCTTTAGATCTTGAATCAATGATTTCCGGGCACGATACACTTCCTCGTCCGCCCGTTTATACTCCTCGGAATCTTTATGATACCGGTCCCGGACCCGAGTCCATGCCGCCAACTTCATTTTGGTAATTTCATTCTCCGTCTTGCCGGCCTCTTCCATCCGGCGTTCTTCCTTCGCGATCCACTCTTCCGAATCGGCAAACTGTGCCCGCAGCAGTTCCTTCCGAGCACGATACAGTTCTTCATCGGCTTTCTTGTACTCTTCACTGCCTTTGTTATATCGCTCACGGATCCGGGTCCACGCGTCGACCTTCATTTGCGCGATTTGCGATTCGGTCTTATAGGAGTCCTGCATCCGTTGTTCTTCCTTGCCAATCCAATCCGATGAGGCGGAAAACTGCGCTTTGGCCAACTCGTTTTTGGCTCGATAGACCTCTTCGTCCGCGGACTTATAAAATTCGCTGTCCTTCTTATATCGGTCCCGAACCTTCGTCCAGGAGTCGACCTTCATTTGTGCGATTTGGACGTCGTTTTTATAGGACTCTTCCAGCCGTCGCTCTTGACGGTCGATCCAGGTGGCCGAAGCTTCATAATTGGCTTTGGCGCTTCCCTCTTGCAGCCGTTTCAGTTGAAGGTTCAGCTCCCGCTGATCGGCAATCGTTTCTTTCAGGTGCTGCTTGTGATTCGCTTGTATCTTTTTCAGCGCCTTGATTTGCTGTTCTTCGGTTTGGTCATAGTATTCCGCATTGTAGCGCGCGGTCGCCATGGCCGCATCATAGGCTGCCTTCCGTTGCTCCTTTGCCAGTTCTGCTGCGCTTTTGCCGGACTTCTCTTTCTTGGATTTCTTTTTCTTCTTTTCATCGGCCGATCCGCCGCCATAATCCGGGGCTTTATAGGAGAAAGCATCCAGATTCCCGGTTGTGAGGTTGTCCAGCGCTCGTTCCGCTTCCAACTCCGCCGCAGCGTACTTGTTTTGATCGTCCGAAAGCTTGCTTGCCGCATTATTGGCCGCGGCTTCCACTCCGGCACTAACGATGCCGCCGACCATACTCCCTACGCGCTTTAAGGACCCGCCGCCCTCTGTCGTAGCAATATTCAATGCCTTGCCGGAGATGGACCCCATGACCCTTGCCAGGGCCGCATAGTTTTTGATCTGTGCTTCAACAGCTTCCTTTTGGGCCTTTGCGGTTTCTTTCAGGTTCGTGATTTGGGTCTTTGCACTTTCTACAGATGCTGACACCAAACTTTTCTCGACGTTGATTTGCTCGGACACCGTGTCGATGTTCTGGATTCGGATACGCCCTTCTTCGTCCATTAAAGCATGTAGCCCCGGATATTGTTTTTTCAGGGTGTTTGTGATGGTGACAAGCTCTTGCTTTTTGGACTCGTCCAGTGTCTGGGCAGCGTCCAGTTCCTTGTATCGCTTGACCAGCTTCTCCATTTCAAGGATTTTGCTGTTTTTCGCTGCCACATCTCTCATTTCCGCTTTCGCCATCTCCATCAGGGCAGGCGTCGACTTTTTCACCTGAAATTGCATATTTTCCAGCGCTTGGGAGGCTTCTTCCACGGAGCTGTAATCCATGTCTTTCAGTTGTTTGTTGAGATTTTCAAACTCTTCCACCACTTTTTTGACTTCCAGCGGCGCGAATCCGGTGCCGTGTTCAATGTAGGAGCCGTGCTTGCCGCGCATCTCATTAAGCTGCTCTTCCAGCTCTTTTCGCCGTTCCAGGATCCCGTTCAGCGTTTCGATATCACCTTGGAGCTTTTGCACGTCATCGGCCGTTCGGCTCGCCGGTGATTCAGAAAGCTTTTGGTTTAGTTCCTCTTGATTTTCCGCGAACTTCATAATGGAATCCGATGCCGCATCCGAAGCGATTTTATACGCCCCCACCCCGGCCGCTACCAGGGATAATATTGTGATGGCCCACCCGACCGGACCCATAGCGAGATTCAACGCTTTCATCGCCGCTGTGACTGCACCAATTCCAATGGTCAGAGTGCCAAGCACCGCAATTAAACTCAATACAGCGGCAGCGGCACCCGTAAGCCCCACGATGACTTCTTTATTCTCGCCGGCCCATATGGCGAAATCGGCAATCATTGGACCGATTTTTTGCATGATTTCGTTCAAAACCGGAATAAACGCTTCCCCTAGCTCTACCCGGGCCGTTTGCAGGGTCTGGTTGAAATAGGCTTGCGTGCCCGCATACCCTTCCATGGCTGTATCCGCATTCCCGGCGAAAAGCGCGGCTTCCTGCATCATCCCGTTATAGGCTGCCTGCATTTTCTCCGCGTCGGTCAGTTTGGCCGCCGATTTCCCGATCGTCGCCGCGTACCGTTCGTACATGACGGAAAGGTTCGTCGTGATCCCAGCGGAGTCAGTCAACGCGGACTCCTGCATCTTAATCCCGCGAATCGCATTTACGACCGCTTCGCCCCATTGTAAGTGGGATTCCCGGTTGTAGGCTGCGGCATCTGACAAGGCGTTTATCAAGTTGATGGACTCCTGCAGGTCATACCCCGCAGCAAGGGACGTTTTGAACGCATCTGCCGCCTCGGTGGCCGTCATAAACCCGCGCTGGACTAGATCATCTACCGCAGCCTGAACTTCCCCTGTATTCTGGCCTACCGCCTTGGAGACTTCCGTCAATCCCTTGAAGGCGTTCGTTAGCTGCTGCGCTTCTTCGGTCAAACTCTTGACGGTGCGAACCAGCCCCATCAGTGCCGCTCCCGCTCCGATGGTCGCCAGGACGCCGGATAAGTTTTCAAATTGATCCCCGGATTTCTTCGCTTCGTCGCCAGCCTCTTTCGTTTCCTTGGCGACCCCCTGCATGCGGCTCTTGATCCGGTCGATCTGTTCCGCACTGGCCCCCATGGCCCGCAGCCGCTTTTCAACGTTCGCTAGTTGCTTTTCAACAACTTCCGGCTTGACGGCGAGCAGTTCGGTTTTGATTTTCCGGATCTCCTTGGAATCGACTCCGGCATCCCGCAGCGCCTTGGACACCCCTCGGAAATCCTGATTAAATTTCTTCGATTGGTCGACCGCCTGCTTCATGCCCTCTTTGGCGTCTTCCATTCCTTTCTTGAATCCCTCGGCGTCAAGTCCTAGCGTCGCTTTAATGCCGCCGACGTTCATTTCAGCCATGTTCTACCTCCCTTCTAACCGATGCCGGAGCGCGGCCAACGCTTCCCGATCCAGTTCATCGGTTGATTGGTCCGTCTCGAGCACCCACGAGAAGTTATCCACCAATTCTTTGAAGCTTTTCTCCTCCAAGTTCGGAGCGATGGAGATTTGCAACTGTGCCAGCCGGTCCTCCGCGATCTGGCGCGTCTTTTTGTGCAAGATGTCGGGAAGCTCGATCATGTAATATTCGTCTTCCATCACCTTTGTGGACACACCCAGCAGCAAGGCGGCTTCCCGCAACCAATCCTCTAGAGTGGCGTTCCGACGCTGTTTTCGGCGGCTTTGTTTATTTTGGCGAACATGGCTCGGAACTTTTTTGCAGCTTCATTCAAATCGTTTTGTTTTACCGTCTTTGTGATGAAATCCACCAAACTATTCAAATCGGCATGATCATCAATAAACTGCTCGTCCAGGCCCGTGACGACCGCGACAAGCGTCACCACTTCTTCAAGTGCGATCGATGTGCCGACCACCAATCTTGCTGTGAAGTCGTCAGTCCCTTTGGCTGCGAGCACGTTTACGAGTAATTGAGGAAGAGACTCCAAATTTTCCATGACCAGTTTCCATTTGCCTACGTTCAGAGTCGGTATCTCTACCTTTTGCTCGCCAAAATAAACAAAATCCGTTTCTTTTTTCCGTTTAAACATTTCTTCGCCTCCCGTATAAGAAAAGGCGGAGCGCTAGGCCCCGCCATGGTCTTATGCTACATCCGAACCAAAGGAAATCAGATCGCCGTCGTCATTCGGATACGCCTTAAATGTAGTATTGGTGATCAATTCGTTATCATAGCTGTACGTGTAGTTCAAGGTTGTTCTTGGTGCCGCCCGGTAAATGACCACATGATCGTTCTCCGTGGTACCCTCCGCCAGCGGAATCAGGGTCATTTTCTTGGCGAATTTGATGAGATCAATAACTTTGGTCGCGTTAACGATAACCTGTTTCCGATCCGGGTCCGTGGCGCTTACCACTTGTTTTGAACCTGGGAGGATTTGAAGGAGAATATCCTGGTCATATTCACCAAAAGGTACGGCGACCGTGGCCGTACGGCCGGTGATAATCTCCTTGATTGGGGTGGTCCCCGTTTGGTCCATGGTCACTTCGCGCGAGGTTTCTTCATACGTCAGCACGACCCCGCCCTGCGTCGTCTCAAGCACCACTTTATTCGGATCGTTGTCTTCACCGAAGACAACTTTACAAGGACCCAGCTTAATGTTATCTGTGTTCATCGGTTTATTTACCTTCTTTCGTCGTGGTTTTGGTTGACTCTTTGGCAATGCCGCTGGCGATCAGTTTAGCAGCCGCCTCGTTTGTGACTTCAAGAACATCGCCTTTGACCTTAACAGCCCCGTCTTTCCCCGTCTTTAATTCAACACGGTCCCGCACAATTTCAATCGTCTTCATGTCATCACCACCAAAGTAAAATTTATGGAGTACAACAGACGATCGTTATCGTCTCTCCCCACATAGATTGGGCTGGATTGGTCCGCGAGGCACCTTCGTATGGAGGTATTGCCCACCGTGAATTCCTTTTTTTGGTGCAGGAAACCGTAAATCTGATCGGCGATATTTTCGGTCTGGACTGCCTCTTCTTCTCGCCCGCGAACAATAACCTGCAAGGAAGGCTGCTTTCTTGGGGACCATTCACTCGGCGGATACCCGCCGGTCAGCCGGACGAATGCTGAACCGTCCACGCTGTTCACTGGAAACTCATTCGCGTAATAGGTATACGGGATATGTTTTTCCAGATAATCGGCAATCGCTTTGGGTTTCAACATCATCTCAGCTCCTTTTTGATCTCGTCGGCAATGGTGTTCTGCAGTCTTCGGGTGTACGCCTTGAGCGGTCGTTCCAGATACTTCGGACCCGTTCCCGGCGTGGTCGGATCCCAATTTCCAACCTCATGTTGAAACACCGCATAATCGAAGTTCCAACCGGATTTGCTGCGCCGGATGGCCGAATAGGAAACGGTCGCCAATACGCTGATGCCGTGCCGGACCTCCAAACGAATCTTGCGGGATGCAACCAACTCCCCCTCGTCCCGCGGCGTAAGCTTGTCAGATTCGTTCGCAAGCTCGTTGGCCGCTTTGCTCACGCCTTGGATGGCCGCTCTCATAATGTTGTTCTGAGTCAGGTCCAGTTGCTTCAATAGCTGCGATGCATTCAATTCCAGCATTAGAGGTCCACCACCGTCATGAGAGGTTTGTAATTGGTATCCCTTGCAATTTTGTATTGGATTGGCTGGCCGCGGCGTTCTGCGCCGGTGAGATCCTTCCAAATCAATTCATCAGCATAGTCAATTTCAACCGCACCCGGGAACCGAATATGGACGTTACTCACGACTTCCTTCCCGTTCTGGTCCTTTACCAACCGAGAGGCGAACGATATCCGGCAGCGATACGGCTCTTCAACCGGCGCGCTCCCGCTGCCGCTCCAAGGGTCGTCTTTCCCGCTTTTCTTCGCCACTTTGACGTGATCCCTGTATTCCATCAGCCCAACCTCCAAACGTGCCGATCACAAAGCGCCTGAATGGGTGGAGGCAGGTCGGTATCCCGCTCCGCCTTGGCATAGGTAACGCTGTATTCACCGTCAATGCGTTCGGATACCTTTCCCCACTGTCCGGTATGGATCATCTTGGCAAGCATCAGGCAGGCCATTTCCAGCGTTTTCGGGAGTGTGGAGGGTTCCGCACCCTGGGTATCGCTGGGTAGCACGTAGCCCCCCGTATACGTGGCTGAAATAGCGTATTCTCCCCGCGGCCACCCTTCCGGACGAAACAATATGCCGTCATCCAATGCGGAATAATCCAAAATTGGGCCATGTGGTCCCGTGATGTCGGTAATAGCATCGATCGGAAAGTGCCGCAGGGCCAGATACTTCGAATCCGTCCCGCTTCGCCGTTCCGTATAGTCCCCTTTACCGAAAGTGCGGTTGCAATGTCCCTCAATGGCAGTCGTGGCGGCCGACAGCGCCAAGATTAAATCCACATCCTGACTGTTATCCGTTTCCGGAATATACAGCATCCGTTTTAATTGGCTCACGGTCGCCAGCATGGTTATTCCTTCGCTTTCGCGCCGTTGGTATTATCGGAATCCTTTGCGGGCGTCACGTTGGGATCGTCGGTTTTATCACCCTTTGGAGGCGTCGCGTTGGGATCATTGGTTTTATCATCCTTTGGCGGCTCTCCTTGAGATGCTTCTTCTTGCGGCTTGCCCACGTATCCAAACTCCTGCAGGTACGCTGCACGGTCCGCGTCATCGGTTTCGTATTCGGACCCGACCGGATACTTTTTCATGGTCTCCTTGTCCCGGAACACTTCAAGGACCGGGTATTTCACCGCTTTGCTCATTGCTTTTGCCATATGGATCTACCTCCTAAATAAAATGAAAGGCGGGGAGTATCCCGCCTTATACGATTGCCGACACGTCAAGTTCGCCGTATACCGCTGCCTCGGAATCCCATGGCTTGATATCTTGACGCATGATTGCCCGCAAATCGGTGCTATCTCGCTTGAAGGCATCCCCACCCTCTTTGGTACTTGCCAGTTCATAGAATTTGCGGTTGAACAGAACCATCGCCTCTTTCAGATCGCCAATGATAAACGGAGCTGTACCATTGGTTGTATCTGTCTTAAGAATCCGGTTCGATACGGCAACCACTTGTTTCCCTTTGAAAATCTTTTTACCTGGTTCTGTGATGTCATCCACCAACAAGTAACGTCCGTTCCCATCCTTCTGCTCATCCATCCAAGCAAACCCGTGCTGATTCGTCAGGATTTTGCTTCGCTCGCTGATCGCTGGATCCAGCGTAATATTGAGCACACGTTTCACCGCATCAAAATTAGCTAACGGCTTTTTCGTCAACGTACTCAATTGATTCAGGATAAGAGAGTTTTTCGTAGCTACACCCTTTCTGCCAAGCCAGTTGATGATGTAGTTTAAAATGTTCTGGTCGCTGTCCTGCAGCAGTTCATTGGTCAAAGGCAAGATGCCGCCGCGTTTTTTCACGGCATACAGCAAACCAATGAAATTCGGGGCATCCGTCTCCGGAATGTTCATAAATTCACCGATCTCAGGGAACGGTGTAAACTCGGCGTCTTTCTCGATCACGCGGGAACCGGAAAGGGTTGTAACATTCTCAACCGTTACAAATTGCGACAGGTCAATAAACTGACGCTGAAATTGGTTGATTTGGGTCTGGATGTCCTGCGGTACGATCAGAGAGGCATCGCCGTTCGCTTGTCCCGTAACCCCGCCCTCATGCATGACCGCCCGCTTCTCGTATTCACGAATAACGCTGCGCTCCTCTGAGGACACATTTTGGCGGCGGATCCCTTTCATAAAGACCTGACGATATTCCGTCTCAAGCTCCGCATCTTCCCGCTTTTCTGATCCGCCCACTTGGTGGCCGCCGCCATCTTCATAATCGCGCTTCTCATCATCTTCCAATTCGCGCATCACGTCCGCTTTGGCCTGCATTTTGCGAACCTCTTCCATGCTGTTTCTAGCCTCGACCGTCTTGTCCTCGGACAGCATCGTGCGGATTTCTGTTTTCTTCTTCTCGATTTCACCCAGGAGCGCACGTAGTTCTTTTGTCAAATTAATCACCTCATCAATTTTTTGGACAAACAAAAAAAGCCGGCCTTTTTAAATCAGGTCCAACTCCATCAACAATTCTTCTTTTTCAGTATTCAAAGCCGCTCTTGTCTCCTCGGCTTTAAACTCCTCAAGCGACCGCACCGCGACTTCGTTTTCGGGATATGCGGCAAATGGCGTCATTGAAATTTCCGGAAGGGTGGCAACGAGTACCGTCCGCTGATACAGTGTCTTACCATCGCGTTCGATCTTGGACCACCGATCCCCATTGGTTCGGATGTTAAACCCAAAGGACACCCCGTCTACATCTCCACGCTGAATGCTCTCATGGGCATCGTCACCCCATGAGTTATGCGGCAAATCCAGTTCAAAGCGCAGCTCCGTCGGACCATCAAAGAGCCTTAAGGTGTTGGGCTTCGTGTTTCCGAGAATTTGGTCTGTTCGATGGCACCATAAGGAAATGGTGTTGTTTTCCTTCATGTATTCAGAGAAGGCGCCCGGCGCGATGATCTCGACGAATTCATCTCCGTACCAATCTTTCATAACACGAGATTCGGAGTTGTATTTAATCGATCCAACCACCGTACGGACTTCCTTCCCATCTTCACTTTCTCTGATTTCATATGTGATGGGAAGTGCTCTTTTTTCTGGCTCATTGGTCGGTATTTTCTTTTCCAGTTCCTCCACCTCCTTTCTTAGCGTACTGCTGCCCGGCCATGGTCAATTTGATCACATTGCCGTTCGCATACAATTCATCCCCGCCGTCCTTCGGCGGCAGATTTTCTTTTGCTCGTGCTTCGTTCGGTGACATGATGCTCCCCTTGACCGCCTTGTCCAGCGCATCCATTCGCGTTTTAAAGTCTGCCCGCAGAATCGCGTCCACATTAAAGCGAGTAAAGTACCCTTCCTCGATCTCATTATCCAGAAAGAGTTTTCGGGTCAGCTCCTGCTCATACGTGGTCAGGATAGGCAGCATCGTGTCCGTGTAAAACTGCTGCTGCTGTTGCTCGTTATTGTTGTGCGTGGACCGGTCCAGGTCATTCAATTGGTGCATTTTGATCCCAAACGCGGCAGCTAATTGCCGGATAGTTAACTCCGTGTTTTCGAGAAACTGCGCATCCGTCATGCTCATGCTGATCGGCGTGAATTGATAACCAAATGGGAGCAGTGACACCCGATGGCTGTTTTTCAAACCCGATGACATGGATTCGAATTGCTCACGGAACACTTTTTTGGCCGCTTCATCCAGCGAGCCGGTGTATTGAATGAGTCCCTTGGTCTGCAGGCCATTCTTGTAAAAATTGTTAATGAATTTGCCTGCCGACGCCGCATTTTCGACCGTTCCCCGCAAATATTCCATCGTCGGTACACCGATCAGCCCGTCCAAGGTGACGCTGCCCTTAATGTGCAGCATTTCATGCGCCGGAATCTTCCGCATTTCCCCGCCGACATTCACTTGGTACCACAGCTTGGTTTTGTGGTTGAATAAGCCAACATCATCCACAATGACCGTGACCTTCTCCCGATCGATAGGCCATAACCCAATCACCCTGCCCGTCCGACGATCAAATTCAATGTTCGCATACGCATTGCCAAAGGCCCGGGAAGACTCGAGCGCCTTGAAAAAGTCAATCGCCGACATCATGGGGTTCGGTTGCAGCTTCAATAGTGGGTATAAATAATGCTTGGTGCCCTTGGTGATATCGTTCTCATCCGATTGATAGATCTTCAAGGGCAGTTTCGCGACGGTTTCGGAAAGGATTTTCACGCAGGTATAGACCGTTTCAATTTTTAGCGCACCTTTGCCGCGTACGTTGACGCCTGCCGGATCAATTCCGAGCATGTCCAGCAGCTTGAGGTCGTTCAATCCAACCTCCACCGGAGCGCTGCGCTGCTCAAGCGCTCTTCTCAGAAACATTTATCCATCACCTCCCCTTTGGCGGCTGTCTCGCCATGACGGCCAGCAGCACCCCCGCCGCCAAACAGGAGGCACCGGTACAATACAAGCCCGCGGTCATACTGATGCGATAGGTTGCCAAATTGATCAGCACAATGCCCAGGCACAACAAAAAATCCTCCGCATAATCACGCAGGAAAGACACCATTTTCTTCATCTCATTCACCCCAAAGCTGTTTCAGCATGCTTTCATCAGCAAACTCGGAAACATTCATTTCCGGTTCACTAAAAATGGCTCGGACGTGTGCATCGATTGTGGCCGCTACCGGGTCAATCCGGTTTGTTGATTTGGCTTTGTCTAGCAACACATTTTCTTTCTGGTCCACTTTTAGCACGGCATTGCCCATCGCCCAGGTCAGCACTTGGTCTTTTTCATGGACGATCTTCTTTTGCAGCACCAATTCGCGGAACCCCTTGATCGGTTCGGACAGGGTTTGAATCCCTTGCCGAATCTCGACAACTTCATAACCCCGCTCCGCCATCTGGATAGCAAACTGCGTCGCTTGGTACGGGTCATAGCAGATTTCTTTCACGATGCAGCCCCATTCCTCGGCAGCATTCACAATCCAGTTTTCGATATAAGACTGGTCCACTACCGGACCCGGAATGACTTCAAGCCATCCTTTTTTAATCCATAAATCATATGGCACCTTATCCGTCTTTTTCTTCCGTTCCAGTGTATCGGCCGGGATGAAAGAACGATGTCTAAGGAAAAAGCGGCCGTCCGGAAGCGAAATTTCAAATACTGCCGATGAAAGGTCCGTTTTCATGGACATATCGACGCCGACATAAGCTTCCAGCCCTTTGACGTCCGGAGGTTCATCCGTCCCGCAGGCGGCCCATGCTTCCATTCGCATGTATTTCTTCTCGCCGCCATTAACCCATACGTTCATGTTTTTGGTCAGGAAGTCATCCATCTTCTCGGGAGCATTGAGCGCATTCTTCAAACGGTTGCGAATGCTGGTACGTCCCGCTTCATGCGATGCCGCGATTGGATTCGCCTTTTCCCATACACTTTCATCTGTGATGTCATCGATCAGGTTACCGTCTTCGTCTTTGTCCAGCTCATTGACCATGGCGAAATATTCTTCGTTTTCCGTGCTGTCGTCGTAAGGATCCAGAAGACGCGACACCATGTCATATTCAATGCGATAACACGGGCTGTTCAGGTTTTCCCCGGCCGTCGTGATGATCATCATCAGCGGCTGCGTTCGGGAAATCATTCCCGAGTCAATGACGTCATACATTTCCGTGGTTTCATGGGCGTGATATTCATCGACGATCCCGCACTGCGGGTTGTAACCATCGCCTTTCTTTCCATCCTCTTTGCTCAGTGGCTTCATGATGGAATCACTTTTCAGGTGCCGAATGACGCCATACGTCGTTTTGAACTTCGACCGTAATTCCGGGCACCGTTCGATCATGACTTTGGTTTCGTTCCAAACGATTTTCGCCTGATCCTTTTTGGTGGCAGCACAATAAACCTCTGCCATCCCTTCACCCATGGCCGCCGTTTCATAGGAACCGACAACGCCCAGGCTTTGGGATTTGGCGTTTTTTCGTCCGACTTGCCAATAGGCATATCGGAACCGTCGATACCTCGTCTCGGCATGCACCCAGCCGTAAATATTGCCGAATATAAAATACTGAATATCATGTGGTACCAGGCGTTCCCCCTGCAGCGGTCCCTTGGTATGGCGGAATAGGTGCATCCACTCAAAAAAGCGCATGGCTTTATCTTCATCGAAGACGTAAGGGAAGTCAGGGGTGTTTTCTCTTCCAATGTCCCGCAGGAACCGCATGCAGGCCCAAATATGTTTCTTGCAGGCAACGATTTGCCCATCGATGACATCCCGGGAATAGTCGATCAAATATTGCTTGATCACTACACATCCCCGAACCTTTCATCAAACTGGGATTTCTGTTTTTCCTCCTTCTGCGGCACAACTAATTTACACCGGGAGGATATCGTTAACCCCAAGTCGCTCGCTGCCTGTCGGCACTGTTTGAAGAGCCTGTCCTGATTCAGCAGCAGATCGGAATAAACGGTGCTGAAATTTTCAACCATGGTCGTATTCGGGATCCGCTCGCCATCCACATCGTCATATTCGTCTTTCTCGTACTGGACAATCGGATTTCGATCAAGCAACTCATCGGTCACCTGCAGGTAGAGTTTGCGGGCGATCAGGTACCGGCATAAGGCATCGACATCCAAATTCGACATGATGCCGATACGGATCAATTCGTCCGATATCTTTTTGAAGTCCCGCCGCAAATCCTTTGGCAAGTAGGAAGGCGCCCGAATTTTATCGGCCGGCGCTTTGATCTCCGTCGACTTCCGTTCCTCGATCTCTCGTTTGGTCAAGTTTTTTTGCCCTTTGTAAAGAAGCAGGTCAATTGGCTGCCGCGGTCTTGCCATCCGCCTCCCTCCCCTCATATATGTAAATTACTTCCATAAACAACTCGCATCCCAAAATTTCATTTAGGGAATTTTGTTCACACGCGAGGCCCTAACCGGTCTATCCCCCAACCTCGCTAAATTTTTGACCTCCCCCTCCCCCACGGAGAGTTACCGGAGGTTCGGAAAACAGAACGCCTGTGTGACCCCTTAGAATCGTTCTGGTGAGGGGCGTCCAAAGCCGCCATCCTCTTTAACCGTCTTAATATCGTGATGTCTCTTGCATAACGGCTGCCAATTGCTACTATCCCAGAACAACGCCTTATCGCCCTTGTGAGGAATGATATGGTCAACGATCGTTGCTTCATTTACTTGCTCCTCTTCCAAGCATTGAACGCATACCGGATGTTTCCTGAGGTAGCCCTTTCTTGCTTTACGCCATGTGCCGTCATATCCGCGCTGGGCTGCCGTTCCTCGATTACGGTCCTCGTATTGCCTCTGTGCTTTCTTATGCGCTGGACATCTGCTTCCGTCGGCGGTCAGTTCTCTACATCCAGGGTATGTGCACGGCCTCTTGGGTCTGATTGGCATGGGTTCACTCCTTCATTCATAGCAAATAAAAAAGGACGCTGTTAGGCGCCCTACTCCATCCCGCTTCCCGCTGTCCTAAGTCCACATGCTGGCCTACAGGATTTCATAATCTTCTTTTCGTTTTCCCGCCCCTAACATAAGCAACCAGAATACCGCAGTAAATGATCCTAGTGTGATTCCTATCCCTAGTCCTAATAGAAACATGATGAACCTCCTATCCGGCCCCCGCTTTCGCTGGGCTTATTCGGTCGCTTCGATGGCCTTCGGCAAAAGAAAAAAAGCACCCGAAGGTGCTAACTAGACGGAAAATATTTCATTTTCTTTGTGATATCTTGTATTGATGTATTGACATAAATACATAGTGATGGTATTATATTTATAGAGGGTGCGGTAAGCACTCCGGAAAGGAGGGTAAGACGATGGGGTTTCTAGAAATCGTACTTCTGCTAACGGCCATAACCAACTTGGGAACAGCTTGGCTTAACTACCAAGCGTCCAAACGGAATAACCGAAGGCTAAAGTAAAAGCCCCTTACGCTGGTACCGTAAGAGGCCGAGACACCGCAGGAACGGGGAGAAATCCCCGGCCTGCACCCTATCATCTTATGCTTATCATACCCTCTGCATACTATATTGTAAAATATAATTTACGAAATAGGAGGCGCCCAAAATGCAAACACTAACCCTGATCATCGCTATAGCTGCCTTTGTCGTTTCATTGGCTGCATTGTTCCAAGCTCTTAAGAACAGGAGGTAATATTCATGTCCAACAAGCCGTTGTCATTTCGGTTTCCTGATGAGTTTGCCAAAGTGCTCCGGACCTGGGCTTTTGTAACCGAGACGGATCAGCGCGCACTCCTGCAGGAAGCTTTCCAGGAATATGCGGAACGCCGCCCAGAAATCAAAGAAAAAGTGGACAAGGTTATGTCCACTCTGGATTGACCCGTCAAATGTCGGGTCTTTTTTTATTTGCTGGTTTTAGCAGTATCGTCCCAATCCACTCCAACCATAACCGGCCCGTTGCATTCAGGGCATTTAATGCCATCCCGTATTTTGTGAGTTCTTTCTTCCCAGCCACATAATTTATCTATACAACAATATACAGTTAGCTTACTCTTCATTTTCACAACAAAGCTCCTTATCTTCTCGCTTTGAATTAAACAAAAAAAGTCGCTGATAACTCAGCGAAAGGAAGAATGTTCGTGATTTCCTAGTGATATTATAACTTTTTGCCTATATATTTTGTTTGTAATGGGAGGAATTTCTTATAAATTGTAGTAAAATGTATTTATCAGTTATATTATTTTGTTAAATGGAGTTGATATATGGCTATACATTCAGTCTGATGGTTCCATCCTTTTTAACAACAATGCTACTAACACAATACACCTCATTGCCGTATTCAATCAGACTTCCGACACCAATAAAATCCACATTCCCCTTCATAATGTCGTTATTATCTAAGGACCCAAGTTTTCGTGTTGTTGTACGAATTTCGAATTTCATTATCACTGCCTCCATTATCTTAAATTTAAGGTGGGACAACATATGGATTCCAAAAAGATGTTTGAAACATTAAAGTACTTCAAACCATACCTCACACGAACTTCAGTGGAAAGTCAACTTAAGCAAATGGTTATATACCCTGAATTCAAAAGAGTATATGAACAGAATAGACAGGAAGATGAAAATTTAGACGTGCTAAGTAATATATGCAAAACTCTGGTTTATGGAGTTGAAAATAATTTATTGACGGAAGAAAAATTGGATGAATTACTCTTTCGACTCATCGAAGACAAACTTCTTCTTTCGTTTTTATATAGACTGGACGGACAAGACTTCTTACCTGAAGATACTAATGCTTTACCATCGGTTTTAACAAAATGGGGATTTCCCAAGTCTAACAAGATCTTAAAAGGAATAACTCTAAATCCAGGAACAGAGAATTTTGTGCCGTGTGGCTATAGGACAAATGACTCTGACTCAATCAGGATTTTAATCATGGATAAAAAATTAACGGAGGTTAAAGAAAAAGACAAAGAAGCATACAATACAGTATTCACGACCTTAATCGAATTTGATTTCAGAAGAAAATTACTACATATAAGGTTACGAGACATTGACAATATTACAAACAGTGATCGTGATGTTAGCACGATGGAAGGACGAATTAATCGAACTCTACGTTATATCGAAAGCCTGGCCCCATCAATATCTTTTAGAAAAATCACTTCATTTAGAGAGTCACTATTTAAACTTGAAGAAAATATTCTTATCCCAAAGAGATTAGAAGCCGATAAGAAGATTGATAGTTTTAGAGTTGAAATTGAAAACTTTACTTCATTAATTGATTCTAAATTCAACCCTTCTCATGAAAATGATGTCACTACAGCAGACTATATTTCCAATACTCTGTTAGCCCTTATATCTTCTTCACTTGACCTATCTACAATTGGAGATGTAGTCGGAATTAAATTTAGAAATAGAAGGGAAGAGGATGAATCAAGCTTTGCTGAGGTTTCTATATCTGATAAAGGCTTCAAGTGCATCTCGACGGACAAATTGTATTGGAGCAACCTATCCACTCTATTAGAACAAGGTAAAATTGAATTCCTTAAAATCAGTACTGTGCTACCTTCTGGTTTTGTAGATGCCAATCTAGAAGTACGGTTAGAAACCGCCACTGTTAAATTGAATCAAAACTCTAAAGGAAAACCCGAAGAAGGCAAGAAACAACCAACTGACGAAAAATATTACGACTTTATCGAGTATCTCCTTCCTTTTATATCCGAAAACAATTAATTTAATCTGGATTGCAAATTCAACTCAAAAAGCCGCGAAATGCGGTTTTTTGAGTGGCAACCAACTTTATTTAGCGACCTCGACAGGGCTCGAACCTGTCCGTTACCATGAAGGCCTTAATATAAATAGCAGTGATCTTAACTGCATCCCCCGCTTGCTACATCACCGGCGATATACGCCTAGGCACAAAGCCCACAATGTAACCGAGTCCTACAATGATAAGGGTTAGTAGGGACACCCGGGAAGTAATATTCCCTATGTCCCTACTGTAAAGCGAAACCACAGACGTTGTGCCGACTTACTACGGACGTGATTCTTCTAAATAAAAAAAGAGCCCCTAAAGGGCTCCCTATATTCCTAGATATGCAGCTAAAGAAGCAGCAGATCCCAGTGTTCTCACGGTATTAGATAGGACAGTAAAGAGTTTTTTGGCCCTATCCAATTTACCTTCCTTCACGGCTTTCTCAATGTTAATAGTGTCATTAATAGCATCTTCTTTATCCTCAGGGGAAACTCCCTTACTAGCTCGTATTTCTTCAATAAGTTCGGCAACAATTTTTTCGAAATCTGCATATTCATTTGTTGTGTTTCCTTTACCGCCTTGAACGATTTCGCTGTCAGCTCCTTGATTAAAAACCCCACTATTGTTACTGAAGTTTCCAACCATATTATTCGATCCATTAGTCAAGGTATTTTCCCCTCCCAAAATTACGGTTATATTAATTGGTATTTGACCATCAATGGTCTTACTCGGTAATTGAGAAAGAAGCTGTCGCGAAATAGGTGTTAAATCAATCTGATCTAACGAAAGATATTGTTCACTGGTTACAGGCCTGCTGAAACCAGTTTTCGTCGAATCATCACTTGGAGAGGACTTTTTTTTTTACCGCGGATATACTGGCGATACTCGGAATTGACTTCAAACACAGGGAACAAATTTTCCCCCATCAGTTCAAAATCATGTCCCAACGGGCATGTTATTAGATCACCAGAATTAAATTCTTCATCTTCATTTGGAATTACGGTATAAAAGCAACTAGGGCAACGTATTTCCCAAAACAGAGACAGTTTACCCTGTTCAGTTAACTTAAGTAAGTGTTCAAACACCAAGTTGATCGGCAGTGCTACGTTTTTTGTAACAGCTGTGGGGTAAAACCTTTTAATCGGGGACCATGCAGCCTCCTCAACCCAAGCGTCTATATCCCAAACTGTACTCATTGTAAGCACCACCTTTCCACATAACATGTTCTTTAATTATAATACCAAGAGTCTTTTCCGTACATAGTCAATCACACCTTCTGAAGCCGGCGTAACAAATTGTACACTGTTTGATGTTAGGCCAATACGAATGGTATAGGGCTTCATTACCCCGCCATCATTGTACCTAAACTGAATGTAGCCGCCTTCTGCTTGAAGGTGCGGTCTTAAGAAGTCATATAAAGGCATCCCACGCAAATCTCTATTTAGTACACCCATCCCAACTTTTTCAAGACCATTTACAATCAAAGCTGTAAATGGCACCGCTGAGTATTGTTCCCCAAACTTTTCCTTAGTAATACCCAACGATGCAGCCAGTGCATCCATATCTTCGGTTGCAAAATAATCATCAATAGCTGCCAAGATTTCAACAACTGCTTTACCATGCTCTTCCGTGAAATCCTCCAGAAGAAGATCAGGCTTACCCTTGGCATCGAACAGTTCACCTTCTAAAGCATCTGCAATTGCTTCTGCATCATTCCCGAACGGAGCAGCTACTTTAACTTGCTCTAAATTGATGCTTTGCCCAACTGTTCTCGACAAGCTTTGGGCTACTTTAATTGCTTTTCTTGGATCTGATCTTACTTCAATAAATTTTTCGCGTTCATTAAAATATACCGTTGTCGTAGATGTTTGGGGCGTATATGAAATTTTATTTCCATAAACATGTCTAGCGGTTCCTACGCGATTCATAAATCGCAAATAATATTCATCCTCAGTATCTCCCACAGCTCCGGAAATCAATACAGGTTCTGAAGTTATGTTGTCCCCTTCCGGTATTTTCATTTTTTCAAACGGATTATAGTCTAAAGACGAAACTATCTTACTCTTTAAACCTGTTAGTTCCCCATCAAGAGTAAACCAAGTAACCGATGTTCTACCACCTAGAAGATACTTTTGTGAGCTTTCTAGAGCTAGTAGCTGAATTCGTGGTTGTCCATTTATTTTCTCCCAGATCCGCTCACACAAATCATCAGTAGTGCCCTTATCCGATATCTCAAGTTTATTACAGATATCTTTTAGCTGTTCTTTTGGTAGTGATATTATATCTGTCCACATTGATATATTAGGAATCTTAAACATTTAGAACCCCCCGTTCCGGTATCTTTTTCCCATATTATCCTAATGTACCAAATTCTCCGCTTAATATAAAGACCATGAAAAAGAAACGCCGTGATAATGGCGTTTCTTTAACTAATGCACAACACTTTAAATAACTCCAATTAATTTAAGAGTCTCTGCTACGGATTCAACTCCTCGAACGATTCTTCGATCTATTGAACGGTCTGTAATAAAATTAAACCGCTTGACTGTTCCCCACCTTGAATTCCCCCTAATGAACCGGAATTCCATTACTCTTCGAACATTATCGTCTATAATTAAACTAACTGCCATTTCTAGAGCTTCTGTTTTTTTTGAGTACTCAGAATAAACTTGGCATTCTTTCTCTGTTAGAAGTTTTTTCTTTGCGAGTCCACGCACGATGCCTATCATACGTCCATATCTTTGCAAGAGATATTTGGCAGCTACCTTATCATCATCAGTAATGCTTGGGAATATTTCCATTTGTTCCACCGCCCCCATATACCCGCTCCTTTTAGATGTATTCGAATAGATCAGCCTGTCCTTCCTTCACAATTTCTGATGAATCACATATCAATCCTTGTTCCAGCCAATCGGCCGGCGCTTCATATTTATATTGCGGCCATATCGGGTCCCCTGCTCTTGAGTGCTTGGGGTTCTTATCCTGCGCCAGCTCCGTCCATACCCAATAGGTTTCTGCTAATACTGTTCCTCTACTCATTCCACTACCTCCAAATCTTTAGGGGGTATCGATTTATACTCAGGGCCATCAAGGAACCAGACCCAAGCGCTGATTTTCTTCACATCACCATATCCATATTTTGAGTGTCTCACCTTATCTCCCGGCTTAATGGTGGGTGCTGGTGGGGTGGAAAATTCCTCGTGTAAAACGAAAGTATCCTTCGTCTCCTGATCGTAACCAACAACAATCATTACACCTTCGTGCTTTCCGGCTCGGATTTGAAGCGTCTTGCCGTCTAGTTCCTCCCACTCAAATGGTTTGATGTCTTTGGCCCATTCTTGGTTATTCATATCCAGCCTGCAATACATAAGCGTCAGAAGCGTTTGATTCCCGATTTAGATACATTTCGATGATGAAGTAAATGTTATCTCGCTTTCGCAATATGATTTCGTTGTTACGATTGATTTCGTACATGTTGTAATGACCAATCTCATGACCTTTTTTATACTCATAAGAGCCCGGCTTCCACTTCACAATTACTAATTGACCCTTTTTCAGTTGATCAAAGTGATCTTGTGTATTAAGTCTCTTTAGTTTCATATCTTCTCTTCTTCCTCTCTAAAGGGATGGAAACCTGAAGGGCCTAATACGGCCCCCGGGCGTTGCCCTTGGCTTATTCAGTCGTTTGATGCCCTTCGGCCCCGTCTATTTCTTTCGCACATTCTTTGCATTCTCCGAATAGGTTCGATTCACTCCAAGGTATCACTGCGCCGCACATATCACATTCATGCTCGGTAATCCCTAACGCCTTGTTAAATCCGATTGTAGGCATCGTATTTCCTCCTTATAGTTAGGTAGGGGAGATTAGACTCCCCTGTGGTTAAACTGCATCTGGATCAGGGTTGTCCGTATACAAGGCTTCTAACGTCTGGTGCACCTCTGATACCGGCACGCCATGAATCTGTGCAATCTCAATTGCGCCGCTATCATCGTTTTCCCAAGCAAACGCCAAGGCGCAAAGTGCGTAATAAATTATTCTGTATTCCAATGACTCTACCTGATACATGTTATCCCTCCTAAAAAAGTGCCATCTGAATGTGATTGCGTGGAACATGCGGAATCCATTGCTCGCCGTATTCCTGCATCCATTCTTCTATCGATTTACGCCGGTTCCATTCGCTTCGGGGAATCCAGCTTGTATTGTCACCTTGAACGGCTGCCTGATATGGGGCGAACCATTCCGGTTTCATCATCCCGAGCAGATGCACCTTTGCTGTGATTCCTGGTCCCAACAGGTCATCCAGATATCGCATTCGTTCACCGTCTGACATCGGGACCGTACCGCCGATAAAAACCATCCTTTCGTTCTGCAGCAAGCCCTTATCTCCGCCCGGCTGCAGGATCGGGATAGGCTCGTACCCCCGGCGCCGCATGTCATTCAAATACCATTCCGTTGCTTCCGGGTTTCCAATTTCGTCATATTGCATGTACATATGCTTAGATTTGGCGTGTCGGTCCAGATAAGCACGATACCCTTGATATGAAATACAGTCCTCGGTAAACGTTCCAGGGTCCCATATTACCGTTCTGTTTCGCATGTATGATTCAAGCCAGCTCGGGTATTTCCGTAGCAGTGTGGCACTAAGGAGCCAATACGGGACGCTGTTCGCTTGCTCTGCAAGATGCTTTCGGTTCACTCCTGCGACATAGATGATTCTTTTCACTGCCCCACCTACTCTCTAGTCAATCGATCCTCTATCCCGACACAGCAGGCAGACGGGTTTGCCCTTGAGTTTGAAAGCCGTATAAATTCTGTTGCAGCTCGTGCACAATTTTCTGTCGCTCATTCCGTCTTATCCCTCCTTGGGTTTATAGGGCTTCCCTAGCGTGTTAAATTTCGTACGAGATGGCAATAAACGGTTCACCATTCCATTCCCTATCTACGATTTCTCCCACGGTGATCTTCTCTTTCATGTCTTCGTCTGACCACACAGAATCAGATTTATCAACAATCTCAACATCTTCATATGTGTATAAGTCTCCGTCCTCTATGCCAGTCGTTTCTTTGTACCATTCAAATGCTTCATCAAGAGAATAAGCAGCTACTGCATCACATTCACAAATTCGATATACCTGTACGTCTTGAAGTCCCTTAATTTCTGCAATCTGCAAACCGTTTATCTTGTTCTGTTCGCTCATTGTTATCTCTCCTTCAACCGCTGGATTTCTTCTTTATATCTGCTTTTTATGAATTGCTCATGCCGAGCATTGCGGACATTCGGGTGTCTGTATCGTTGCCTCAAGTATTCCGGGCCAACATGGTCAATTGATGCTGGCGGGCTGCACCACCATGAATCTGTATAGATTCCTTTTCCATCAGTAAACCGTGACATATATCCGTTAATTTCAGCGTCTGGTTTTTCTCGATATTCCCACATTTCAAATTTCAGGCGCATCCGTTATCTCTCCTTTTTAAATAGCCAAGATCGATGGCACGCTGCTGAATTGTCTGCATATCCTCTTTGGAATACCCCCAATGAGGGCAATAGAGGCCGCCGTATCCGTTATTGTGGTTCGCGTCATCATCACCATTGATGTAATCCCGGAAGTCGCACATGAGGCCCCACAACGTTCCGCCATGCGAGAAATGATAATGTCTATCCGGCATAGACTCGTCCATCAGAAGGGGCATTCCCGTATAATCATCAATCAACCATAGTCTGCCGCCCGCCCATTGGAACGCGACGTATCGGTCGTGCTTGCTTGAATACAGGAACCGGCGCCCTCTGTTTCCGATCTCTCGGATCAGGGTATTCACGATATCGATTCTGTTCTGGCCCGGGAATGGCTGCTCGTTTCTGCCCGGCGTTGATTGCCCAACCTTTCGGACCTTTACAATTTTCACGTAATCACCGAATGTCATATCTGGGTCGGTATCGCTGAATGATAGAAATGCATCGTACTTGGCAGCTCCTGCGGACTTGGCCGTTTTTAGGACGGAGTAATCCGGGAAATCCTCAAAGTAATCAGGGTATGAAATTTCATATAAATTCAAAGCTGTCATGCGCTTTCCACTCCTTCAAATTATCAATCTTCGAAATAATGACCGTATCCATGTCTCGGGTAATAGCCTGCTGCTTGGTTCAAGCCGTTTACCACATCCGTGATCAAATCCGCCAGAACGTTCATTTGCTTGTCCGGAAGGGATTCAATAAGGCGTTTCTCCTTCGCTCTAAGCTGCCTTCCTGCAGCGGATGATAATAATGTCATTACCGGCTCTAAACGTTCCTCTTTCAGGCGCTGGGTTTCGGCTAATTGCAATTCGGCGTTCTCTCTCCGGCGATACTCTTCCCAATCTTGATCGTCATAATAAAAATATGGACCGTGACGTTCCGTATAGATATTGATCCAGTGCTGCAGCTCGTCCTCATTCGCGTGAAACCATTGATTACAGACGCCGTTCACTCGCATGCCGTTCGTTTTAACGCCACGGCCGTCCCGGGTACGGGGCATAACATGATGTGTTTCGGTATCCGGCCGGCCGCAGCCACACTGGCAGCGACCACCCGCTTCCTTGATCAGCTCTTTCACCACACTTGCCGGAAACTCTGCCCGATCCGCCCGGGATGGACGCCCTTTGTGATGCGATAGGATGTTTTGCCGCCATGGAGCTATTTCTTTCTTCTTCTTGGGGAATGGCATATCATCACGCTCCAATCTTGTCGATATTCTGTATTGGAAGCCGGAAGCGGGATTTCCGATCCTTCAAGCCCGAACGATGCCCGCCCCCGCCGCATGAATTCTTCAAAATCATCATCGATTAGGTTAAAGTCGGTTTCGTCGTTATAAGCCATCACATCATTCCTCTTCCCTTCGGTCTGGGCCGATCATTTCTATCAGCCAGTCTTTTTTGCACTTGCCGTTGATTCGACTTGCTATTTTCTTGCCATTCAGCGGCAGCCGGTGATGAATACGACCCGGGGCATAGTTGCTCGTCATGATCGTAATCAGTTGTCGTTTCTGTCTTTCGTCCAAAATGCTAAACAATTTCCCTTCGCCCCAATCCGTATACTGAGCGGTGAAAATATCGTCAATCATCAGGACCGGAACGTAATAATATTTGTTCAAAACCTCTGATTCGCTTTCGTCAGAATTTTTTTTATACGTAGATTTGATATCTCCAAACAATTCTTCTTCCGTCACATAAATGGCCGGTATCTTTCGGGTAGCAATTGCATTTGCCATGCACTGCATAAGGTAGGTTTTACCGGTGCCATATGCCGACAGATTTTCATTGTTTACCCTTTGGTCATCACCGAAAATGTAGATCCAATTCCCTTCCTTCATGTTGACTTCGATATCTTTGATAAACTGGACCGCTATCTTGAAGGCTTCGGTGTTGTATTCGTCCAGGACAGCCGATTTAAAAACGTGCTGTTTCTCTTTTTCCGTGAAGCTCGCCGTCGCATTGAATTTTTGAAATTGTCTTTCTCGATGACAAGCGCAAAGCTCGATTGAAGCGACTTGGACCTTCATCGGGTTTCCGTACTTATCAAGGGAGCTGCTTTCCACCCAACGGAACGTATTGATGGTCCCCGTATAGTCACATCGTTCACACCCGCTACTATTCGAAGCTGGTAATGGATTCAACGACTTCTCTTGAGACGGAATCTGTTTTTCCTCCGCGGAAGCGTTCTTGCTTTCGATTCGCATCTTCTCGATTCGCTTGAGCAGGTCTTGTGCCGCTCCGCCTATTGACTCCACTCGCACCGCCTCCCGCTTTTCTCTGTTTAGCTTCTGCCCTGCTGGTGATTCCTTCTTCCATCCATCGATCACCAATGGCTTTTAAAAGTTTCAGGTTAGGCTTGGTTGAACTTTCGCCTGTCTCAAGGAACAGTTCAATAATGAAATTGTCGCCGTATCCTTTTTTCTGAATCTCGTGAACATATCCCTGAATCATGCCGGTCATAAACATGCCGCCGAATGCTTTTTCGTAAGCATCCATAACCGTCATTTCCGGCTCCTCTGTAGTAGTAGAAATATCTTTAGAGTTATATTTAAAAGCATATATTTCTTGGGGGGGCAAATGCCCCCCTGGGGGTGGGGTGTTATTGCCCCCCACAGTGGGTGGTTCTTCTACCCCTGGGGTGGTTTTGCCCCCCTGGGGGTGTTTCGTGTCGAATTGCCATTCGGATGTATCCGTATTAATTCCTAAAACTCGAGATTTCACATGCGTGGCTTCTTCGAAAACTCGCAAGATCTTCATTTCGATCAGCCGGTTCACTTCTTTTTTGATTGTGTCTTTTCTGATGCCTGTCCCATCTGCGATAAAGGCATTCCCCAACTCGTGACACTTCCTGTGAAATCCGTACGTGTACCTAATCACAAATAGAATGATGTTGGCCTGTGTACCGTTAATACGCGACTTATAAAGAGACTCGATTATTTCATGCGCTAACAGGGTGTAGCCGTCTTCTAGTTGTGCAGCCACCTTCTTTCACCACTCTCTGTGAACGATATTTGGTTATGCCGGGTACCCTTGACGATTAATTGCAATCATGCAATAATGACGGCAAGGGAATACCCGAGCATTTGAATGAATCGCCTTAACGTCCGGCCAAAGACATGTTAAGGTGATTTTTGCGTTTTCTTGGACTTTCGATTGATATTACGAACGATGATTGCATGCTGCAGAGGTTGTCTGAACCAAAGGCGTGCCAGCTCCGGCAGATCAAAATAATCTCTGTCCATTGAATTCCTCGATCTCACGCAGCAGGTTGTTCGGCGGTGTCCAGTGCTGGATGTAAGGCAGTCCCCGGATGAAATCCTTGGTATACGTGTTGTTGTATGAGTTGATACCGAAGTAATCTTGATAGTCATTCCATAGGGCTGAATATACCCGATGGCGTAGGCTGCTATCCTTGTATGCTGCAGCTCGCTTTCCACCCAAAAGACCAATGACCTTTGCATTTCCAGCTTTCTTCAATTGCCTCTGCTGTCCATAATCGATCGTCGTGTGGTTCTCTAGATGTTCAAGTCGGGAGTCCAGTTTCTGGACCTTGTCATCTACAAACAAGATCGCTTTGAGTTCAGGACTCATGTTTTCGAATCGGTAGTCCGGTTTGATGAATGCCGCCGCGAGTGCGTCTTTTGCCTTGAGCTGATATTGAGTGAGCTTGTCCACGACTTCCGGTTGATACCTTTGCATGTTTGGAGTGATAGATATCTTTGCTAACCATAGTGGTAAAAAATCCAGATCGATGGTTAAAACCTCTTGCAGCCCTCCATTTGTAGGGAGCGTCAAATTTAACCCCCCTTGTTTCAAAACAAGATCCGTCTGAATCTTTTTCCGTTCATTCTTCATTTGGTCTTCGGTTAACCCGATCCCCTCGCAGACCCACCGAACGCCTACATAAACTTTTCCGTCATTCGCTTTTACTCCAAGCATTTCAGCTCCGTTAAATGGAACTAGTTTCTGTTCTACTGGATACACGTTCATGCCCGTCCTCCTAACAACTTTTGACGTTCAGCGCTTCTACCGATTTCACTTATGCATTTATTACAGATTGTCTTGCCGAAGAAAAAGGACATCTTTCCTTCACTGGATGCGCATATATTACATCCAGGTTGATATTTTTTGAGGACGATATATTCCCCGTCTACAAAGATTTCCATTGGATCGCTATCACCGATTCCCAATGTTTTACGCAATTCGATTGGGATTACAATGCGCCCTAATGAATCAAGATTTCGTACTATTCCTGTTGATTTCAAAGTTCACTCCCCCCCTTCAAAATCAAACTTTGCTCATATTCCAGTATCCATTCGCGGCGAAAACGATATTCCTGACCTTCTCGATAGCTCTTTAGCTCCCCAGACTTTATGCGATTGCGTATGGTCTTTGTGCTACGACTGAAATAAGTTGCTACTTGCTTGATCGTTAGAACAGGGGGGAGATTTTCATTCCTAGTAAGCATTGTCTTTCAACTCCTTTTACTTGAATCAGTTTATTTGTCTAATTAAATTAGACTCGTCATCAAAAAAAATATCTTCAAGCCCAAATTTGACCAACCTGGCGAACTGTTTTGCAGTTCCAATACTCATTTCTTCAGGGTTCTTCTCCCATTTCATGTAAGTATGGACATGCACACCTAACACTTCAGCAACATCTTTTTGAGTCATACCGGAAAGTAACCTGGCCTTCTTGACAGTGAGTTTCATCTCGTCACCTCCTCCGATCTGCCATGAACCTAATATAGTCTAATTAAAATAGACAGTCAAGGCCTAAATCTAATTTATTTTGACATTCAAGTTGATTTTTTTCGATATCAATTGTACAATCTAATTAAATTAGATGGGAGTGGTAAAGTTGAGTATTGCCGAAAACATGAAAAAGCTACGCGAAAAATTCGATTTAACTCAACAAGAACTGGCTGATATAGCTGGCGTTACTAATAAAGCCGTATCCGCATGGGAAAGCGGGATATCCGAACCTAGAATGGGTGCTATAGAAAAGATATCGCAACGTTTCGGGATTAAGAAAAGCAACATTATTGAGGAAGGTGGTATGGATAATCTTGCACAAGATATCCCATTGACGATCGCAGCTCACTTTGAAGGCGATGAGTTTACCAAAGAAGAATTAAAAGAAATCATGGAATATGCTAAATACATTAAATCACGACGAAAATGAGGTGTATTGCATGATTGATAAACTTCTAATAGAAGCACAATTAGCCGGAATCCTTGTTGTAGAGGAACGAGACTTCCATGTAATATTCAAAAACAATAAGCTGAAAGGGCTTTACTTTGACAATGTCATTGCATTGAATAACAGGGCCATCACAACCAAAACGGAATGGGTCTGCATTTTTGCAGAAGAACTAGGACATCACTACACCAGTTACGGCAACATATTGGATATTAAAGGAATACCCAGCCGCAAACAAGAAAAGCGCGCCCGTAATTGGGGGTATGAAAAATTAGTATCCCTTCAGGGGTTAATAGAAGCTTGTGAAGAGGGCGCAAGAAATAGGTATGAAATAGCAGACTTTTTGAATGTTACCGAAGAATACATAGATGAATCAATAAAACATTATTCTGAAAAATACGGCCAAAGCAAAGAGATTGGCAACCACATTATTTATTTTGATCCTTTGCGGATTTTCAAATCATTCGAGTAACAATCCCAATCTACATGCTTTCCAGCCTATTTAATAGCAGGCTGTTCAAATATATGCAAAAAACGAACATATATTCTTATTTTAGGAGGGATAACATGTCACAAATGAAATTTTTACATCATGGCGTCAGGGAGCGAAATGGAAAATTCACCTATCGTTACACCGATACGGTAATGAAAAATGGAAAGAAAGTCCGAAAGCAAATTGAAACCGCTCCATATGAAACAGCACAGGAAGCCTATCTTGCAGCCCTTCAAATTCAATCCAAGCGGAATGAAGATTAAAGCTCATTCGGGTGGGAGGTAGATAACATGCCCAAAAAGAAAGTGCTTCCTCCTGGTGTTAGGGAAAGGGATGGAAGGTATACTTATCGCTACAGTGTTCCGGTAATAGTGAACGGAAAGAAAACACGGAAACAGAAAGAAACTCCCTCGTTCAAAACTCCAAAAGAAGCTTACCTTGCCGGTATCCAAATTGAAGCAAAGCGCCTTGAAGGAAAAACAATTGATGAAAAAACAATCACATTAGGGCAATGGATTGAACTATGGCTGGAAGACTATAAGATAGAGCGCGAACCGGCAAAGGGGACTGTGCGGAGTAGGGAGAATGGGTTAAAGTGCCTTAAAAAGTATTTAGGTGAACATACAAAGCTTAAAGAAATATCAAGTTATGATTACCAGGCTTATTTGAACAAGCTAAAAAAAGATGATTATGAACAAGGAACAATAAAGTTGTACCATTCAGCTGCAAGTTTCATGTTTAGAGATGCAAAAAAGAAAAAAATCATACTCAATGATCCAACAGAAGAAGCATCACTCCCTGTTTTTAAATCAACCCTTGAAGAAATAGAATCAGGCGTTGTCAATATTCCGAAGTTCCTCGAAAAGAAGCAGTTGCAGCACCTACTTCAATACATCAGATTCCGCGGTAAGCCGCAAGAGTATGCCGTCTTTTTAACTCTCGCTTATACTGGCTTGAGGATCGGCGAACTACTCGCGCTTAAAGTATCTGATTTCGATGAAGAGGAAAAAACTATTTCTGTAAAAAAAAATCTCTATGTTGATGGGTCTGTGAAAAACTATGTACTCGGACCCCCGAAAAATAAAAGCTCAATCCGCACGGTCACCATTGGTGAAAGTGTAATTAAAGCCATCAAAGGACAATTGGCTTGGAGAGAAAATAAAATCAATAACGGTGAACTACAACATGATGCAGATTTTATATTTTGGAGCTTGAGGTTTCCCGGATATCCAGCATGTTATAGTCGCTATCAGAAACGATTTGAAATAATCTTGAAAGACTGCGGACTTCCTGACAACCTTACTCCCCATAGCCTTAGACACACCCATGTTTCACTACTTGCCGAAGCAAAAGAAGAATTAGCAGTGATCCAAGAAAGGCTCGGTCATAAGAACGACGAAATCACAAAAACAATTTATCTACACGTTACCGAACAACAACGAAAACTAGTTCCTGACCGTTTCGAACAGGTCATGAATTCATAA